TGGCACGACCTCGCCGAGGTGCAGCCCACCGAGCGGGAGGCGCTGCGGCTGCTGGTCGTGCGGGCGCTGTCCCGGGCGGGGCTCCCGGTGCCCGCTGGGGTGTCGGTGGCCGGGCCGCAACGGCCCCAGCCTGCGCTTCCGGGGGTGCGGCTGTGACCCGCACCGCGACACCGGCTGACGTGCTCTCGAACGCCGCGCGGTGGGCAGTGGTCGAGGGCGATGCGCTCGCGGTCCTCGCGGCGCTGCCCAACGGGTGCGTCGACGCGGTGATCAGTGATCCGCCCTACGGCACGGGCCAATGGCAGCGCGCCGAGGCGGGCGCGGGCTCGGACTGCCGCGCGGTGCACCGCATCGAAGCGTGGGACGCGTGGGATCCGGCGTGGATCGACGTCGCACTGCGCATCTCGCGCGGGCCCGTGCTTTCGTATCTGCCGAACCTTCGACTTGAGGAGTGCCTCGCATTTGGCCGCGTGCGCAACCTCGCGACGCGTGTGCTCCTGTGGTGCAAGTCCGACCCGCGCCCGCGGTTCTCGGGGCAACCCGCGTTCGGTTTCGAGCCCGTGGTGGCTTACCGCGCGCTGACGGGTGGCGAGGTTGACTGGTTCGCGGCCTCGGCGCCGAGGATGAACCGCGACCACGACGCGACGGGGCACCCTCACCAGAAGCCCGTCGAGGTCGACCAGTGGCTCGTGCGCCTCGCCACGAAGCGCGACGACGTTGTGTTCGTGCCGCACGGCGGGAGCGGGACCACGGGCGAAGCCGCGCTCGCCGAAGGGCGCCGCGTCATCCTCTGCGAGCGCGTGCCGGAGTACGCGGAGATCGCGCGCCGTCGCTGCGAAGCCGCGGCGCAGGGCACGGACTGGCGTGCCGACCCGCGCCAGCTCTCCCTGCTCGGGGGTGGCGCGTGACCCGCGCCTGCACCCTCGCCGCCGTGCGGGAGTCGCTCACGCCCGAGCAGTGGGCGCGGCTGGAGCGGATCAACCCGCACCTCGCGGCCCCGGTGGCGAAGGCCCGCGAGCGCGGCGAGCTCGTGGAGGCTCACGCCCAGCGCAACGGGAGCCGCGTCGACCTCGTCGCGAAGGGACTGCGCCTCGACCTGACGCCCAACGCGAGGCTGCACCCCCAGCAGGTGGCCCGGCGGCGCCGGCGCGAGCACCAGGTGGTGACCGCCGCCCTGCGGGGGATCGCCGTGCCCGCGGGGCCGTGGCGGGTGGTCATCACGCGCGTCGGGCCGCGGGCGATGGACGACGACAACCGCACGGCCAGCGCGAAGGGGTGCCGCGATGCGGTTGCCGCGTGGCTGGGCGTGGACGACGGCAGCGAGAGCGTGCGGTGGGAGGTCCGTGGCGAGGTCGCCCGGGGCTACGCCGTGCGGGTGCAGATCGAGGGGAGCGTGGCGTGACGATGGATGCGACGACGACGGAGGCCCCTGAGCTCGTGAGGCTCCGGGTGCTGTGGTATGCGCTGCGGCGCCAGGGCCACGACGCGCCCGGTGCGCCGGGGATCGCTTACGACCGCCCGGTGGTGCAGACCTCGCCGACGGCACCAACGACGCCGCACGGCTTCGGCCTCGGCCACGCGCGGGACGTCGTGGGGGAGCGGCTCGCGGCGATGGCGCCCGGCGAGGTCCGCGCCACGCTGTGCTGGTACCGCAGCCACGACGCCTCGGGGGCGTGGGCATCGGGCAGCGCGGAGGCGATCCTCGACGCCTGCGTCCGCGCGCTCGCCACGTCGGCGCAGGTCACGGCCTGGGCGGCGTCGTCGCAGGAGGGCACGCCTCGGCAGCGGCAGGCGCACGTCACCGCGGCGGGGCGCACCTGGGCGCGGGCCCGGCTGGCGAGGGCATGGACGGCGTGGGTGGGCGCTTGACCCGCGCCGACCGCAACCGCGCGCTCTACGCTCGTCGCCGCGCCGCGGGGCTCTGCGTCCGCTGTGGGGTGCCCTCGGCGGGTGCGCGGTGCACCGGGTGCCTCGACGCCCTGCGGGATGCGGCGCGCGACCGCTACGACACCCGCGTGGCCTCGGGCCAGTGCGTGGACTGCGCCGCTCCCTGCGGTGTCCGTGCGCGGTGTGGTTCGTGCCGCGAGGAGCAGCGCGAGCCCGCGAAGGCCCGCACGGCACGCTGGCGGGAGGCCCACCCCGAGGCGCCACGGTGGGACGGGATCCGGGTCCCCGAGGCGGGCCCTTGACAGCCTCGGTGCCCTCGTGCGAGGCTTTCGGCAGCCGCACCCCATTTCGCCAACGGCACACTTGTGCCCGGCGCCTGGGCGGCTTCCCCGCATGACGTTTGACGCGAACACCGCCGCGCGCGCCCTCGGGTGTGCGCCTCGCACCGCCCGCGACGTGCTGGCGCGCATCGCCGCGCGCACGGGCCGCGCCGGTTTCGTCCCGACGGGTGGCCGCCCCTCTCGCACCGTCGCCGTCGATGACCTCGCGCGCCACTACGGCCTCGACCCCGCCGACGTGATCGACGCGGCCTCTCTGAGCTCCTGACCGACTCTCCTGCGCTGGGCCTGGGCGTCCCCTCCGTCCCCGGGCGCAGCGCAGGGCAGTCGAGGCCCAACGACCAGCCCACACCATGCCCCCCATCGGCGGAAACCCCAAGGTCCCGCCCGCGCTGCTCCCCGAGCTCTTCGACCTGTCGCAGAGCCTGCACCCGGGCACCAGGCGCGTGTGGTCCGATCACCAGATCGCCGCGCACCTCAAGAGCGCGCACGGGATCGAGGTGTCGCACGACGCGGTGACGCGGGCGCTCAACCCGCTGCGCGCCGTGGCCCGAGCAGCAACGGCGGACGCGATCCGGTCCAAAATCGTCGACCGCATCCCCGACCAGATCGAAGCTCTCGACGGGCTCATGGACAAGGTGCGCGCCATCGCGTCACCGAAGCCCGGGAAGAAGCCGCCGACGCCGTCGCAAGTGATGGCCGCCCTCGACGAGTTCCGCAAGGGGCTGGAGACCAAGCTCCGGTTCAGCGGGGTCGGCGAGAAGGTGGAGATGACGGCCGACGTGGCCGTCGAAGAGGTTCCGCGTGGAGATGCCCGCGACGAGCTCGCCACGGTTCTTGCGCGCGAAGCTGCTGCAGCTACCCGACCCGGAGCGAAGGGCGGCGCTGGCGGCGCTTCGCCCTGAGACCGCCCTCGCGCTCCTGCACGACTGGCGCTTTCGAGCGCGCGACGCCCAGCTTGCCCCCGAGGGACCCTGGCGCACCTGGATGGTGATGGCCGGCCGCGGCTTCGGGAAAACCCGCTGCGGCGCCGAATGGATCCTTGAGCGTGTCGAGGCCGGCGCGCGGCGCATCCACCTGGTAGGCGCCACCGCCGCCGACGTGCGCGACACGATGATCGAGGGGGAGAGCGGCATCCTCAACGTCGCCCCGCCCCGCCTCCGACCCGTCTACATCCACTCGAAGCGCCTCCTGCGCTGGCCTCAGACCGGCGCGCGGGCGCTGTGCTTTTCCAGCGAGAAGCCCCGGCAGCTTCGCGGGCCGCAGTGCGACACCGCCTGGGCCGACGAGACCGCGGCGTGGGAGAAGCCCGACACCTGGGACCAGCTGCTCTTCGGGCTGCGCCTCGGGACCGACCCGCGGGTGTGCGTCACCACGACGCCGCGGCCGACGAAGCTCATCAAGAAGATCCTGCGGGAGCCCACCACGGCGGTCACCCGGGGCAGCACGTACGAGAACGCAGCGAACCTCGCCACGGGGTTCCTCGACGACATCCTCCGGCAGTTCGAGGGCACGCGCCTCGGGCGGCAGGAGCTCGAGGCGGAACTCCTCGAAGACACCCCGGGCGCTCTCTGGCGGCTCGGGCAGATCGAAGCGGACCGCGTCGACGAGGCCCCCGAGCTCGCGCGCATCGCGGTCGCGGTCGACCCCTCGGCGACCAACACCGAGACCAGCGCAGAGACCGGCATCGTGGCCGGTGGGGTCGACGCCCGCGGGCACGGCTACATCCTCCGCGACGCCTCGGGGAAGTACACCCCGGGCGAGTGGGGCGCCGCTGCGGTGCTCCTGCATGACGCCCTCGATGCGGACTGCATCGTCGTCGAGACGAACCAGGGCGGGGACATGGCGGTGCACGTGCTCACCACGGCCGCCGAGAAACTCTTTCGCGAGAAGAAGCGGAAGACCCCGCACATCACCGTGCGTCGGGTCCATGCCTCCCGCGGAAAGCGGGCGCGCGCCGAGGCCCCCGCGGCTCTCTCCGAGCAGCACCGGGTGCACCACGTTGGGTGCCACGCGAAGCTCGAAGATCAGCTCTGCACCTGGGATGCGAGCGACGGGTCACCCTCGCCGGATCGCCTCGATGCCTTCGTGTGGCTGGTGACGCACCTGATGCTGGAGACGGCCGCCGCACCCTCCTACGACGACGCGGCCGCCGCCCTCGGCGCAGTCCAGCGACGCGACACCGCCCGGGCCTCTGCCTGGGACGACCCCGAAGACGACGACTGACCCCACCCTGTGGCCGGAATCCTCGACAGCATCTTCCGCCGCGTCGTCGGCGCCCCCGTGCCCGGCACCGGCGCGCCCGCTGCGACGCCGACGGACCACGAGCCGCTCACCACCACCACGGTCGCGGCCCTGCGCGCGATGCTCGACGAGCACGACCGCGGCGTGTTCCGCCGTAGCGCGCTCCTCGCAGACCTCCTGCGCCGCGACGCCGACGTGTACGGCGCGCTGCAGCAGCGGCTGACGCTCCTGGGCTCGCACCCGGTGGCCGTTGACCCGGCCGACGACTCCGACGCCGCGAAGGCCGACGCGGAGCAGCTGCTCACCGCGTGGCCCTCGATCTGCGCCCCGGGCGCGGCTTACGACCTCTGGACCGACGAGGCGATGCTGGGCTTCGGCCTCGCCCAGGTCGTGTGGACCCAGCCCGAGGGAGGCGGCCCGCTCGTGCAGCGCCTTGAGCCCGTGCACGGCGCCGCGGTGGAGTACGAGCGCAGCACCGCGTGCTGGTACGTCGAGACCATCGACCAGGGCCGCGTGCTGGTGATGCCCGGCGACGGGCAGTGGGTGCTCTTCGCCCCGCGCAGCGCCCGCGCGCCCTGGATGTGGGGTGCGATTCGGCCCTGCGCCGAGTGGTGGCTGAGCAACTCCAACGTCGCCAACGACGGGCGGCGCAGGTCGGAGACCACCGGGCAGGGCGTCTGGAAAGCGAAGCTCCCGGGCGGCGCGCGTGAGGGCGTCGACGGCAAGAAGTTCATCAGCGCCCTGCGGAACATCGGCCGGTCCGCGGTCGTGCCGGTGCCCCAGGGCGCAACGCCCGAGACCAGCTACGACATCGAGCTTATCGAGGCGAAGGCCGACGCTTACCAGATCTTCGAGTGGCTGAAGCGCACCGGCGGCGGCGCGATCCGCCTCGCGCTCCTCGGGCAGGATCTGACCTCGCAGAACAACCTCGTGGGCACCAACGCCAGCAGCGAGACCGGCGCGGACACCCTGCGCGCCGTCGTCGCGGCGCAGGCCCGGGGCTGGGGCGAGTGCGTCACCGCCCAGGTGAGCGCCCCTCGCGCGCGCTACCTCGGGACGCCCGTGTCGAAGATCCGCGTCCACATCGAGGGCGAGGACCGCCGCAAGGCCGACGCCGAAGCGCAGAGCGCCGCCGCGGCCGCCGTGACCGCCTGGCGCGCCCTGGGTGTCGAGGTCGACGCAGAGCGCGCCGCAGATGCCGCGGGTGTGACCCGCAGGATGACCGCACCGTGACCACCACCGCCGACACCACCCCGCGCGCCTTCCCGCTCGAAGGGGAGCTGGCCCTCGCCGAGGAGCACCTGCGCCGCGTCTACGACGTCTCGCCGCGGGCCTTCCTCGACCTGCTGCTGGCCGACCTCGCGCCGCGCGCCTACCGCGTGACCGACGGCGTCGCCGTGGTCGACGTGATGGGCCCTCTCGACCAGCGCGGCGGCTTCTGGTGGGACGGCTACGACAGCGTGAGCGAGCGCGTGAGCGCCGCCCTCGCCGACCGCGACGTGACCGCCGTGGTCCTGGCCATCGACTCCCCTGGCGGGGTTGTGGCGGGCAACCTCGACGCGGCCCGCGGGCTCCGCGCGATGGCCGACCGGGCGCGCAAGCCGATGGTCGCGCACGCCGGGACCTTCGCGACTAGCGCCGCCTACGCCCTCGCCGTCGCCGCTGACCGCGTGATGGTCACCAGCGACGGGGCCGTGGGCTCCGTCGGCGTCATCGCCACCGTCTACGACCGCACCGAGGCGAACGCCGCGGAAGGCCTCGACGTGCGCGTGGTCCGATCTGGCGCCCTCAAGGCCGACCCCCACCCCGACGTGGCCCTGACCGACGCCTCGGTGTCGCGCGTGCGGGCCCGGGTGATGGACCTCGCGCAGAGCTTCGCCGGCTGGGTCGCAGAGCGCCGCGGGCAGACCCCCGAGGCCGTGCTCGCACACCAGGGCGCCACGATCTACGCAACCCGCGCGCTCGAGACCGGGCTCGCTGACGGCATCGGCACCCTCGCCGACGCCATCTCCACCGCCGCGGAGCTCGCGGCCACGCAGAGGCACACCATGCAGACCGAGCAGCAGCTCGCGGCCATCGCCGCAGCCCTCGGCGCGGGCTCCCCCGAAGAGGCCCTCGCCACCATCGCCACCATGCGCAAGCGCGCCGAGGCCGCCGAGACCGCCGAGCGCGAGCTCGCCACGGTGCGGGCCGAGCTCGCCCAGCGCGACGCCGCCGCCGCCACCCAGGCCCGCGAGACCGTGCTGGCGAAGCACCGCAGCCGCGGCGCCCTGACCCCCGCGATGGAGGCCGACAGCGCCTACCTCGCCGACCTCGCGCCGCTGAGCGCGGAGGCCCTCGACCGCGTGCTCTCGAAGCTCCCGGGCGCGCCGACGCGCGTCGAGGTGAAGCGCCCCGAGGACAAGCAGCCCGGCGCCGACGCCGAGACCATCACGGCGACCGACCGCGAGTGGGCCAGCCGCTTCGGGGTCAAGACCGAGAACATGCAGCGCGCCGTGCAGCGCGACCGCGAGCGCGCCACGGCGCGTGGTCTCGCGGACACCGAGTGATCCGCACCACCCACTGACCGGAGACCACAGACCATGACCGCACTCGCCGCCAACTTCGCCCGCAAGCGCATGGGCACCGACCCCGTCCTCGCCCTCGCCTTCGCCATCGGCCTCGCCGCCTCGACGCGCGTCTACCAGGGCTCGCTCGTCGCCATCAACCAGGCGGGCAACCTCGTGCCGGCGTCGGCCGACGCCTCGCTCCACGTCGTGGGCGTCTCTGAAGACGACGTCGACAACAGCTCGGGCACCGCGGGCGCCCTGAGCTGTGCGCCGCGCCGGGGCGCCTTCTACTTCGTCAACAGCAGCTCCACCGACGCGATCACCGACGCCGACATCGGCCGTCCGTGCTTCGTGGTCGACGACAACACCGTCGCGCGGACCTCGAACGGCGGCGCGCGCCCCGTCGCGGGTATCGTCGAGGGCGTGGACGGCTTCGGCGTCGCGGTCTCCGTCGGGATGCCCGGCGTGGCGCTCAACGGCGTCATCGACCTGCTCTACCCCGCGGGTGCGGACCTGAGCACCACGGGCCAGAACCTCTTCGTGAAGCTCAACGGCTCGTCGGCCATCGTGCTCGCGGACACCGCGGGCGAGCTCGCGCTGGGTGTGCTCCAGAACGCCCCCGCGAACGGTGCCATCGCCCGCGTGCGGGTGCAGGGCGTTTCCAAGATCATCGCGAACGCCACGCTCGCCGACGGCGCCGTCGTCGCCACGACCGCCACCAACGCGCGCGCCAAGGCCGCCGTGGTGGGCACCGTCTCGGGCTCCAACACCACGGGCTCCTACGCGATGGGCATCCTGCTCGCCGATGGCTCGTCCGGCAACGCCACCACCATGCTGGTCAAGCCCATGGGCCTGATCCCTCACACCGCGGCGTGATCCGCGGACTCACACCTCACGCCACGGAGAACTGAATCATGGCCATCCTGCTCAAGCACGCGGACCTCGCGGCCCTCGACCGCACCCTTAAGAGCGCCTTCATCGGCGCCTACGAGGGCGGCGGCTACATGCCGCGCTGGCCGATGCTCGCCACCCGCCAGTCGTCCACCTCGAAGCGCAACACCTACCCGAGCATCATCGACGCGGCCTCGATCCGCGAGTGGTCCGAGGGCGAGCGCGTCGTCAACGGCCTCGTCATCGAGGGCGCCTCGGTCGTCAACCAGAAGTGGGAGCTGACCTACGGCATCCGCCGCGAGGACCTCGACGACGACCTCACGGGCACCGTCGCCCAGGCCGTTTCGCGCGTCCGCTCGGGCGCCGGGAAGTACCTGCGCCACCCCGACAAGCTGATGTTCAACGTCATCAAGTCGAACGGCACCGCCCTCGACGGCGTGGCGCTCTTCAGCGCGTCGCACCCGGTGAACCCGAAGGACTCCGCCACGGGGAACTTCAGCAACACCACGAGCGGCGCCCTCACCGTGACCAACGTCGCCGCGGCCCGCGCCACGATGATGGAGCTCGTGGGCCCCGACGGCGACCCGCTGAACGAGAACCCCAACGTGATCCTCGTGCCCCCGGCGCTCGAGACGGCGGCCCGCAAGATCGCCCAGGCCGACGAGGTCATCTACAGCGCGACCGCCACGGACACGCGCGAGATGAACGTCTACAAGGGCAACTACACCGTCGTGGTGGCCCCGCACCTCGCGGCGAGCTTCGCCAGCGGCAACGATGCCTACTGGTACCTGCTCGACACAAACGACGCCGAGGACCGCGCGCTCATCTTCCAGGAGCGCGAGCCGGTGGAGCTCGTCACCCTCTTCGACGTGTCGGACCCCAACGTGTTCGAGCGCGACGAGTACATCTGGGGCACCCGCGCCCGCTACACCGCCGCCGCGGGCAACCCGAAGAAGATCGTTCGCCGCACCGGCTGATCTGTGTCCTACGCCACCCGCACCGACTTCACCACGCACGGCCTCTCCAGCGCCGCCCTCGGGAGCATCTCGACGGCGGCGCAGGATGCGGCCCTGGCCGCCGCCTCGCGGGTGGCCGACAGCTACCTGCGCGCGCGATACGCCACGCCCGTCACCGGGTACGGCACGGACCTCACGCGTGCGGTGTGCTCCATCGCCGCGTGGGACCTCCTCTCCGTGCGCGGGTACGACCCGCAGCGCGGCGGGGATGAGGCGTTGCGGCTGCGCGCAGAGGATGCCCTGCGCTGGCTGCGCGACGTGAGCGCGGGGAAGGCGCACCTTGCGGGCCTCACCGAGTCGGAGTCTGAGTCGTGGTCTGAGTACCTCGGCCCGGTCTCCGACGAGGCCCGCGGCTGGTGAGCTACCTCACCAACGAATGGTGGGACGTGCAGGGCGCGGGCGTCGTGTGGACCCGCGTCGAGCGCGGCGTCGGGCTGACCGTCGAGCGCTCGGGCGAAGGCTCGCGGTGGTCAGCGGTGGTCAGCGCCGAGGGGATGCGCTTCACCGCGCCGCCCCAGTCGGACCTCAATGCGGCGCGCGCGTGGTGTGACCGCTGGGCGGGCGTGATCGCGCGGGAGCTCGGGCGATGAGCCACGACGGCCCCTGGGCGCGGTTTCAGCGTCTCATCGAAACGACCGACGCCGTCGCCAACGGCTCGCTGACGCGGCACATCCTCGACCGCTCCAGCGGCACCGTGGCCGCCCTCGCCCGCAAGGGCTTCGACACCTCGAAGGACCCCGCGGGCCAGCCCTGGCGCCGCCTGGCGAAGCCGCGTCACCGCAGCCGACCGAACCGCGGCGGGCCCCTGTACGACTCGGGCGCCCTTCGCCGCGCTGCCTCCACGCCTCGCATCGAGGGCGACGCCATCGTCGTTCACGTCGCGCACCCCGGCGCGACCGCGCACTACTACGGCACGCGCACGCTCTACGTGCGGCGCTACCTGCCCCGGGGAACCCTGCCCACGCTCTGGCGGACCGCGCTCGAACGCGACGCCGACGAGCTGTTTCGCTCGCTGTACCTGCGATGACCACCCTCGCCACCGAGATCGACGCCATCATGGCCGACGTGACCGGGTGGGCCGGGTCGCACTCCGTCGGCCGGCGCTTCCTCGCGCACGGCGAGGCCCCGCCGCACATGGTGTGGGTGCCCACGAGGGCGACGCCGCAGCCCGCCATGAAGGTGGCCGGGGCCACGCGGTCCATCGCGACTCGCCGCCTCACCTTCGCGGTCTACGTCTGGTGCGACACGCCCGACGCCCTTTCTGACTCCATCGACGCCCTGCTCGCGGCGGTGCACCGCCGCTGGTACGGCCGCTGGCAGTACGCAGGCGAGGACTGGGTCGTTGAGGCCGCGCAGACCGACCTGGGCGAGAGCGCCACCGTCACGATCACCGTCGACCTCGCGGTGAAGGACAACGCGGCCACGACCGCAACGCTGACCGCAGCCGAAATCAACACCGCCCCGGCCGTCGCAGGCGACGGGGTCATGCACGTCGGAGAGCAAGAATGACCGTCGGAAGCACCTCCCTCACGGTGAAGTCCTCGGGCCTCGGCCAGGGCCAGGGGCGCAAGCTCGTGGCCATCGTCGGGTGCTCCGAGAGCGGCACCCCCGCCACCGCCACCACCAAGGCCAACAACCAGGACCTCCTCGACGCGCACGGCTTCGGCCCCGTGTCGGAGCAGGCCGCGCTTTACCTCGAGCTCGCGGGCGGCCCGGTGCTGACCTGCAAGGCCGCGAGCGCGACGGCGGCGGCCCTTGGCGGGTTCTGCCAGGGCGGCGGCGGGTCCAGCGCCGCGGGCACCCTCTCGGCCGACGGGGGCAACACCTCCACCGCCATCCCGGCGCTGACGGGCACGCCCGACAAGCCGTATGCGGTGCGGATCCGCGTGACCACTGCAGGCGCGAACATCGCCGCGAACCCGGTGGTGCAGATCTCCCTTGACGGCGGCGTGAGCTACCTCGCGGTCGACGCGGTCGACGTGAGCGCCACGGCGCAGGCCATCGGGTCGACGGGGCTCTCCCTCGCCTGGACCGATGGGTCCTTCGTGCTTAACAACTCCTGGAGCGCGGTGGGCGCCTCCTGCCCGTCGAACGCCGACGCCACGGGCACGAGCACTCCGGCTTTTTCGGGCACCCCGAACGACGCGCACGACATCGTGCTGCAGGTCGTCACCGCCTCGGCGTCGCTCGCGGCGCTGACGGGCTCGGTGAAGATCTCGCTCGACGGCGGGCTGACCTACGGCGACCCGGTGCTGGTCCCCACCACGGGCGTCATCGCGATCCCCAACACGGGGGTGACCTGCACCTTCGGCGCGGGCACGCTGGTCGTGGGGGACTTCTACCGCGTGCGCAGCTCGCCGCCCCTGTGGTCGACCGCAGGGCTGGAGACGGCCCTGGCGGGCCTCGTCACCGCGATCAACGCGGGCAACGACGTGGACATGGTGCATATCGTCGGCCCCATCGACGCGACGTCGCAGGCCGTCATCGAGTCCTGGGGCGACACGCAGAAGGCCGCGGGCAACGACCTGCTGATCCTCTGCGAGGTGCGCGACCAGGCCGAGGGCGAGTCGGTGTCGACCTGGAAGACGGCCATCAAGGGCGTCTCGCCGGGGCTCCAGGGGCTGAGTTCGGACATCATGGACGTGGGCGTGTCCTTCGCCGAGGTGAAGAGCGCCCTGCGCCCGGGGCTCTACTGGCGCCGCAACGGGCAGGCCCTGCGCGGTCCCCGCCTCGCGGCGATCCCGCTGCGCCAGCACCCGGGGCGCGTGAAGACCGGCGCGGTGCAGGGTCTGCGCACCGACGGGCTCGCGGGCCCGGTGCACCACGACCTGACCTCGCACACCGACCTCGACGCCGCGCGCTTCTCCGGGCTGCAGAGCCTCGTGGGGCGCCGCGGGGAGTTCTTCTTCACGTCGCGTTCGTTCGCGCTCTCGACCTCGGACTTCAACGAGGTCCAGCGGATCCGCGTGATGAACGCGGCCGCCAGCGCGGCGCGCACGGCCATCGCGGACTACGTCGGCGACGACGTCGAGCTTAAGACCGACGGCACCGGGCGCATCTCGGAGGCTGAGGCCAAGGGCATCGAGGCCGAGGTCCGCGCGAAGGTCGCGGCGGCCGTGCTCAACGAGCCGAACAACCACGTCACCGCGATCACCGTCACGGTCGACCGCACGAACAACATCGGCACGTCGCGCACCCTGCGCGTGGCCATCGCCATCGTGCCACGGGGCTCGATCCTCACCGTGACGACCACCATCTCCTACACCCTCGGGGGCTGACCTCCATGAACATCAACGGCAACGAGTTCAGCTGGTCGAGCGTCGCGCTGCGCCTGCTCGGCGTAAAGACCACGGGCTTCAAGGCGATCAAGTACAGCGACGAGATCGAGGGGCGCGAGCCGGTCTACAAGGCCAGCGTCATCTCCACGGCGCGCACCCGCGGGCGGTACAAGGTCGGCGACTGCTCGCTGACCATGCACCTCTCGGACTTCAAGGCGCTCATCGCGCGCGTCGGCTCGGGCTGGGGCGAGGCTGAGGGCGAGATCGTGGTGCAGTTCCGCGAGGGCTCGGACTACCACGAGCACGTGCTCGAGCGCGTGCGCCTGGGCGGCGCGGACCACTCCAACGAGGAGGGCACCGACGCCAGCGAGGTCGAGATCTCGCTCTCCGTCATGCGGATCCGCCGCGACGGGCTCTACCTGATGGAAGAGGCCGCGGCGTGAGCGACGTTCCCGAGAGCATCCTCACCGACGCTGACTGGGCGACCCTCGAAGCCGCGGGCATGGCCACGGTGCAGGCCGCGGGCGGTCGCGACTGGGCGTTTCGCAAGCCCTCCAAGGCCATCTACAGCGCCTACCGCACCGACAGCGCCTCGCAGGACAAGGCCAAGGCCGCCGACGCCCTGGGCGACCTCGCGCGGGCCTGCCTCGTGCCGCTGCCGGGCCGCACCCTCGATGAGGAGCGCGGTGCGTGGGACCAGCTCGGGGAGGACTACCCCGGCGCGGTCGATGTGGTGGGCATGGAGGTCCTGGCCCTCGCGGTCGGGCCCCACGAGGTGCGCCGCCGGGAACGGCCCGGCTCTTCCGAGAAGCCGAGCGGGACTCGGAAGTAGCGACCGACTGCCTCTGCGCCTTCTCGGGCGCGGACGCAGAGAACCCGGAGGCGCGCGCCGGCGCCCTCCTCATCTTCAAGCTCCTGGTGACCGTGGACGCGGTCGCGAAGGGGCTCGCCGCACCCTCGAAGAAAGCCAAGCGTGTCCGCTGAGACCCTCATCTGGCGCCTGCGCCTGACGGATCAGACGTCGTCCGCTGCGAAGCGGGTGGCGTCTGCCCTCAAGGCCGTGGAAACGCAGCAGCGCCGGGTGCAGCGGGCCGACGAGGTGCGCGCGCGCCAGGCCGAGACGACGGCACGTCGGGTGGCCGCCGCCGCACAGCGGGAGGCCAACGCCCGCGCGGCGCAGATCCGCCGCGCCGAGGTGGCCCAGGTGCGCGCGGAGAACCGCCGCGTGGCTTTCGAACGCCGCAACGCGCAGCAGGGCGCGCGGCTCAACGCCGCCGCCTTCCGCCGCGACCAGCTGGCCGAGCGCCGCCAGCAGCAGTCGGTGCAGCGCGCGGCGCGGCTCAACGCGCAGGCGTTCCGCCGCGACGAGCGGGTGCAGCGCCTCGCGGGCTTTCGCGCGGAGCGGCTGCAGGTCGAGCAAGGCCGCATCATGCAGCGCAACCAGCAGTCCATGCAGCGCGGCTTCAACGGCGGCGTGGCGCTGCTCGGGGGCATCGCTGCGGCGGCCGCGACTGCGGTGGCCGGCATCACCATCGCCTTCGGCGGGCTCGTGGCGCGCCT